TCAAAGTTTACGTTGTTACATTCGTTTATAAATAGAATATCACGCCTTGCACCCCTTAATTTGTCGGGTTGGTCTGCGCTAAAAAATTCAATGTAACTTCCTTTATTAAATCGATATGTAAGACTTGACTGGTTGAAATTACCTTCGTTGAAATTACCTATCCACCGCATTATTTTTATGAAATCTTTTAATGCTCCTCTTTTAATATGTGGTATTGATTCAGCAACTACCGATATTTCGCTGTTCGGGTTATCAATAGCGTACTGAATTAAAAAAGTAAGTATTGTAAACGTTTTCGAACTTGAAGTTCCGCCCTGAATAATTCTAATTCTTTTTTTTAATTGTGCTATTTTTTTCTGCGCTGTTGTTTTAGTCAACATCTATATCAAGTTTATTAAATATAGGTTTTTCAGCTTCTTCGGTTACCGTGTGGTTCATTGCCAATTTACGTAATTCTTCAGGTGAAGCAATCAGTTTCATTAACGCCATTTGTAAAGCTGGTGCGTTTGATTTATACCATTTTGAACGCATTGAAACTTTTAACTCAGTTTTGTTTTGGTTTAATAATTCTTTTAGCTCCTCCGATTTTTCCATTTCCCAAGCATAAAATGTACTGGAAGAAATAGGAAGGTAGGCTATAATATCATCAAAAAAAAACAATCGGTGTTTAACAATCATTTCTTTTGCTTGTTCGTATATCTTTTTTTTATCGTATGCCATTGTAAGTTGTTTATTCGTTGTTTATTTAAACCATTGATTATATATTTCAGTTGCTACCTGTGCAGTCATTACTGGAGGTACTGACATACCAATTAAATATTTTGGTTCAATCTTTTTAAAGTTGTAATCAAGTGGATAACTGCCAGCTAATTTTAATTCATTATTTGATAATGCTTTTTGTATTGAATAATGATATAATTCGCTGCCACTTGCAATTGTATTTACAACTTGATTAGGATGTAGTTTTATTGAATTAAATCTATTTCCTTTTGGATGCACACTTGCAATACTTTTGCCATTTTCACATATTTTCCAATATTGTAAATCACAATTTGCTATTTTATTTTCAATAATTTCATTTTCAATTTGATTATAAACTATTGCATCTTCATTAAACTTCAATTCTAATTTAGGTAAGTTTAAATCATTCCTTTGACAAATAAAAAATACTCTTTCGCGTTTTTGAGGCACGCCCATTGATGCAGCATTTAATAAAAACAATTGAACTTTATATCCAGCTGCTTCAAATTCTGTCTTAATTTTTTTTACATAAGCTTTTGCATTGCCTTGAAGCATTCCTTTTACATTTTCAGCTATTACTACTTTTGGCTGTAATTTCTTTGCAAGTTTAATGTAATCAAAAAATAAATCGTCCAATCTTTGTTTTGCCTGTCCCTCACGAAATACCTTTTCTTTTCCCCAATCCTTTTCTCTATTTCCAGCCATTGAAAAGCTACTGCAAGGTGGTGAACCGTCTAAAATATCAAGGTTGTAAAGTTCTTCAGGAAATTCAGTTCTATTTGCAAATTCTCGTATATCCTCAACAAATAAATACTTTGGATTGTGATTTGTTTTATATACGTCTGCAACCTGTGGGTCTATTTCAACACCTCCTAAGTGATTAAATCCAGCTAACTTATAACCCATTGTAGAACCACCGCCACAAATAAACGTTCCAAATACTTTTAATTCGTGTTTTTCTATTCCTTCACCTGGATAACCATCGGACAAATTCCACTTATACTTAAATTTATGTTTACTCATTGCCTAATAATTTCCATATTGCTTGTTCAGGTGTTGCTGCTATTTCTGAAAGTTGTTGTTTAACGTGCCAGTAATCTGTTTCAGAAAAATTTAATTTTATTGTCATGGTTCCGTCTAAATCGTCCACATTAATTTCTTCGTTTTTTCCTGAATAATCTAATTCAGTATTATTAAAGTTTGGAATATCTAAACCCCAATCGTCTAATTTTTCCGCGTCCCATTCGTTTGCAAGTTGATCCCAATCCCATTCTCCAAAACCTACATTATCTTTAATTAGAAATTCGTGTTTTTGTTCTTCCGTCCATTCATCTGCTATAATAACTGGTATTTCTTTAAATTTTAATTCATTTAACGCTTTTAAACGCATATTGCCACCTAAGACAACGTATTTGCCATCTACATCTGTAAAAACGATTAGGGGACGTTTATTTAGCATATCAGGAAATTCTTGGATAGACTTAACTAACTTTTGAAATTTTCCGTCTTTAATTACTCTTGGGTTCTTTGGGTTCGGCTTTACGTCCGATATTTTAACTAACTTCATTTTAATTTGGGTTATAATAATAATCTTTAAATTCGTCTTTTGTTACGGGGTGAAATTCTAAAAACTCCTTTTTGTAATCTATAAATATACAATAGTTTATTTCACTTACCTTCATTATTAATCGCATTGCATTCCATTCGCGTTTATGTTTTTCAGGGTTCATAATTACGATGTAATAATCAGAAGTTAAGAATACGCTCACTTTCTTATTTGTTCGAGTTTACGTTGCGCCCATTCAATACCTGCGTCTCCTCCCCAAGCTAACCACATTAAACGACCGCACCCATCACCAAGTTCTTTATCGGAGTTTTGTCGGTGACGTTCAAAGGCTGCCATTCGTGCTATTGTTTCTTCGCTTATTGGTTCGCCGTTTGCTAATTGATTTGCACGTGCTTTTCCAACAGGTGTTCCACAATCACCCCAACCATTTTCTTCTGCCCATCTTAAAGCTATCTTTGCATTTTCACTGGCTTGTTTAGGGTAGTCCGTATAACTTTCTAAATTAACTTTGCTTAGGTTTTCTTCATAGCTTGTTGAACATACGGCTAAACGTTGATCCGTGTTTGTGTACTCGGAAGCCATTTTATCATCTGACATACATCTTTGAATGAAGTCTTTTTTTTCTTCGTTTTTGTTAGGAGTTGGAATCGGCATTTTCTTCTTTGTATTGGTTATAAACTTTGCTTAAATCATTTATCCTTTCAGCTACGCAACTTGGGCAGCTTGTTAATTCGTTCCTTACTTGGAATACTCGTGAATGAATTGAGGTAACTAAATTCGTTTTCTTCTAAACATAAAGGTTTCTTATAAGGAAATAACTCGTTTAGCTTTGCTTTACGCTCATCACATTTGCAGTCTTCGCCTAATAACCATTTCGCCACCTTTGCTATTCCAGTTGCTTCGAGTACTTTCTCTACTGTATCTCCTAAACCTTTGCTTTCAGATGCTAAAATTTCAGCTTTTGTCCGTCTTTTCCTTGCCATATTTATTTTTTAAAATGTTCTTTACTTAATTCTTGTAGGTCTTTTCGTAGCATTTCGTTTTCTTGCTTCAACTTTTTATTCTCTTCTTCTAAACGCTTGTAATCATTCATAAATTCTTTTGCGTTTTCTTTTCGTCTTTTTAATTCTCTATTAAGAACCTCTAAAATTTCTACCATAATTCTATATTAATTCATAATCTTTATTAACGTAGTCTAAATAATCTTCTCCTACGTTTTCTTTTAAACGTTCTTTGCAGTTTTTTATAGTACAAAAAATTGATCTCAGGCTTATTGTAGTTCCTTTTTGAAGTTCACGCATGGTCATGTTTTTGTTACGGTATAAATCAAATAACATTTTGTCGTACCACTCCCAGCGTTTAGTCTCTTCATTTACTCTTTTAAGCAGTTCTCCGAAGGCTTCTTGTTCTTCTAATGTGTCTATTTGCTCCAACGTTAAAACCTCGCTTAAATCAACTTTTATAATTCTACTCTTTTGTCGGTAAAAATCCACAAACAACGATCGCAAAGTTAAGTAAACATAATATTTATTTACTTGTCCGTTGACTATAACCGCTTTTTCTTTATCCTTGTTTATAAACCTGATGTACATTTCTTGAACTAAGTCTTCTGCGTAAAAATCCTCTCCAAAACTTTTAATCGTCTTTATGTATTCTTTATGGTGCTTTGCTACTTGTTCAATCCAGTTCATAAATAAATCTCTATAGCCCACCACAAAAAGAAAATGCCAATGACACCACTTTTTTTGTAAGCGATACCAATGGCAAATTCATCAGTTTTTTTTAGTTTCACCCGACTAAGTTATGCAATTTTCTTTTATAGTTCAACAAACGACCTAAGCCACGGGAGCAAGTGTCTAATCTATAAACATATTTTTCTGCTAATTCGTTTAAATATCCTTTCCTAAGCTGAATAATAAAATCTGAATGTAACCTCATTCGTGTTTGCATACCTTCAATCATGTCATTAACCTCGTCAATGCGTTCTTTGATTAATTCAGTGTCTAATTCTGCACCCGTTCCCGTGCAACTCATACACTCGTAGTCAATTACATCCTGCTCATAAGGAATGTGTGTGCTTACTAAATCTTTCATAATTCGTGTTTTTAATTGTTAATTGTCTACAAATATACTAATTAATATAATACAAACAAAAAAAAGCAGGATTTTTTACGTCCTGCCTTAAAATTTACTTGCTGAAGAACTCGCCTATCTTCTCTATTGATCTACTCGAAAGGCTTTTACCGCTCATGAATTTATGTAAGTTAGGTTGTCTTACTTCTACAATCTTTGAAAAAGCGTTAAGGCTTAATTCGTGTTTTTGTAGGTAAAAACGAATCATTAACCTCGTCAACTCGTTTGCTTCGCTTAATACTTTTGCTTGTTCTCTCATAAGTTACTTAAAAAATCGTCAAAATCTTTGTTACCGTAGTTAGGCTTTGAGCCTTGCGTTGGTTGTTCCTGAACTGGTTTAAAACTTAAACTTAAAAACTTTCCCGTTTTACCTTCTTTAACCCAACTTGAAACATAATATTCAGTTCCGTTAATTGTAGCCTTTCCGTTGTAATGCGGGTGAGTTTCTTTTTCTCGTTTGTTGTTAGTGAATAACACACCTGAATTATCTTTCTTTTCCATTTACTTAATATATTTTATTGGGTTTATACTTTGAAGCCATTGTTTTAAGACTTCGATTTTACTTTTTACGCTTGTTTTACTCATTTCTTTTCAATATAAAGGTTCTTAAATCTTTCTTGACTGCAGCAAAATTCTGATATCGTGTTTTTGTCGTACTGCCTAATTACTTCGTACCAAAGTTTTCCACGTTGTAAAGCTTTGATTTGTACGCATTGATCTTCTCGTGTTGAGTTAATATAGTAACCCATTTCTTTTAGTTCATTTTTCATAAATTTTCTATTAAATTGTTATAATATTCTCTGCATTCTTCTACTCGTTGTTTAATCTTTTTGATTACTTCTTCGTCTTTTGCTATTTTAAAGACTTTTAAACGTTTTTCTTTTGGTATATGGTCGTAGTTATGTTTCTTTTGAACAAAGTCTCTTACATCTAAACTTTCATCAATCAAACCTTGTTTCCAATGTTCACGCCTAACTTCGTCTTCTACTATCTGAAAAGGTGTATTAACAAGGCAGTAACATAAAAGTGCTTCCGTCTTTCCAGTTAGCCACATATAACCCTGTAATTGATAGTAGTAATCTTTGTTTGGTATTTCATCTTCAAAAAAAGGAAAGGTTGTAGCATCCCAACTTGTTTTTACGTCCAAAAGAATTTCATTCGTGTTTACGTCAGGCGTTCCCGTTACCCATTCGTTTGTTATGTTTTCATCGTTTTTGTAAATAAATCCTAAATCTAAAACATCGTTAACGAGTTCAATAGCTTCGTCTTCGCATTCGTTCCCTTTATCAGTGTACCTACTCCAAAATTCCTTACGGATTCCGTACGTGTTTTCAATTGCTAACTCCTGAATGTAAGTTTTGCAAGTTTTTGATAAGACCTCACCTTTTGTTTTTGATGAGGTCATAATTTTGCCTAATTGGCTGGCTCGAATTCTCATAATAATAACAATGATTTTTGTTGTACTTCATTTAAATCGAACTTTGCTTGTAGTTCTTCGGCTGTAAATTCACCTGCTCGAATAGCTTCAATGGCTTTTAAAAAGCGTTCGCCTTCAATCTTAGGTTTCTTAGTTTCGTGTTTTACTTGCTCACCTGCTGCGTCCGTGTCTTTGTCGGTAATTATTCCAAGAAGAGCAGAAAGCGAATAACGTCTTATGTAAGTAATTGCAGAACCCATAACTTGAAATTCATTCATACCTTTTAATTGTACGTTATTCGGTACACTTGTATTTGTTGTTAAACTTTCACCACTTTCAATGTGAAATAGCATTGTAGTTATTTCGTCTTTACCTACTAATTGCGTAAATCCTAATCCGTGTTTTTTAAGTAATGGATTTATTACATTAAAAATTGTTGGTAAATCTGCAAAGCTATACCCATAACCTTGCGTTCCTTTGTGAATTACTGGCACTTCTTGCTGGAAGTCTGCCAATGCTTTAAATAAATGTTTCATAAAATATAATTTAATTGTTAAACGTGTACAAATATAACTATTCTTTTTAATATAACAACAAAGAATTTAAAATTTATGGTAAATTTCTTTTGCTGCTAAATATGCGTTTCTTGCTTCTTGTTCTGAATTATACCTACCTAAAAAAATTACCTTTTTATTTAATTGAATTTGAGATTTCCATTTATTATCTCTTTTGCACCATGTATAACCTTTTGCAGATATTCTATTAAATTGATTTTGTTGCTTTGTTACAGCCCTTAAATTAATAATACGGTTGTCATCTCGAACGCTATTAATATGGTCTATTTCCTCAACGCATTCTTTATTTACCCAATACCAAGCAAATTGATGAGCATATATTGCAATGCATTTTCTATAACTTATTGTTGTTGTGAATTGAATATATCCATTTTTATCTTTATGTGTTACTTGTTTTTTTAACCTACTATAAATCAATCCAGTTTCAGGGTCGTAAGTGTATCCTCGTTCAATTGCTAACTTGCATTTTTCTTCTCGTGTCATAATTTTAGTTTTAATTGTTTCTCAAAATTAACTATTCTTTTTAATATAACTCTATTTCTTTAATCTTTTTTTTGTAGGTAGCTATTATTTCTTTTAGTTCGTCAATTGTGAACTTTCGTGTTTTCCTTGCTTCTGCTTCTAATTCGTGGTAACTTTCTATTCCAATTTTATTAATTAGGTGTTTTTGGTACTCGATAAGATTCGCAGAAAGATATGTATTACAGTGTTCACATTGCAAATGGACGTTACGCTCATCAAACCGAATGTTGTAATGGTTATTTGCGTTGAAGAAGTGTCCTGCGTTTTCTTTTAACGGCTTTTTTTGGCAGGATATACAAACTTGCCCTTTGTCACGTAGTCGAATGAACTTGTTAAACACTTGTTGAGCTAATTTAAGATAGTCGGATAGTGTCATTAAATCCTGCTTCGCTTTTGCTTTCGTCTTTTTCCAAGTTTTATTCTTTACTTCTTCCACGAAAACACGGACGCATTCGTCTTTTAAACAATACTTCATATTAAACCGAGCGGGTTCAAATTTCTCTTTGCAGTTTTTACACCTCATAATCAAATATTGAAGTTTGGTTTACATTCGTCTTTTTGTAAATGTTTAAAGCTGTTTCAAGTATTGTTTTCCCAGCTTCGTAGTCTACTAAGTTACGCGCCATTTTATCCACTCTTTGCGTTCCTTTGTATTGTGTAAAATCGTAATCGTGGAATTTACTTAATTCAGAAACTTTTGAAGTAATAAAATTATTTGCTTTGCGTTCGCCTAAATCATTTGGCAAATTAAAATTGGTCCAGTATAAATGCCTTCCGCGTTTTTGTGCGGTTATCAATGGCTCGTAATAAGGAATAACATTTTCAACGCAATATTTACCATCAAAAAAGTTATCTAAAAATATTATTTCTTGGTATAACTTCATATCAGGATAAGTTGGCGGTGATTTACGTTCGCCCTCACCAGTGTTTGTTAGTCTCATTCTACTATGACTTGGGCAAGGTGGTGAACTCCAAATAAAATCAAATTCTTTGTAATGGTCTAACAAATATTGGTGTGCGTCTGCTACTATTACTTCGTCTTTTGGAAAACGCTCTTTGTATAAACGTGCTGCTTCCGGGTCAAGTTCAACGGCTGTTATTTCTAAGTTGTCTGCTATGTCATCCCACTTGTAACGGTTGCCACCTAAACACGCATATAAATTTAATATTTTATACTTCTTCATAATTCTACGTTTTTCATTTTTAATTGAATTTCTAAATCCTTTACTTTAAACTTTTCTTCCATTAATAGCTTTTCAAGTCTAAAATTCTGCTGGAGTGCTGCCCTTAGTTCTTTTTCCATAGCATCGTAACTAATTTTAACTTGTTGTAAGTCTGCTAAACTACGCTCCATTGAGTTTATTAAATCGGTTCTTTGTCCGTGTTTTTCTTTTATTTCTTCAAGGCTTATTTTAATCTTTAAATAAGTAGTATCTAAGTTTACTTTGCCTGTTATAATAGTCAGTTCGTCCATTTATTCGTGTTTTTGCTTAGTTTAATATTCAAAAAGGCGAATCCTTTTTCATTTTTTCGCTAAACGAAAATAATTCTTTTCCGTTTACTATATCGGGTTCAACCTTTTTGTTGAAGTCAACAATATGGTTTTGAACTGGAAAACTATTTGAAATTTTTGGTCTAACATTAAATAACGGATCAACTCCATTAACTTTAAAACCTAACCCCGAATTAAAATCAAACATAATAGGGTCATTCAATGCTGTATGTTTGCCTCCAGTATCCATATCTTTAACTTTTTCAACGTTTACCCAAGTGCAATACTTCATTGTTTCGTGTTTTACTAACCTATGAATTACAAACAAGTCATCACAACGATTACTAAATGCTTTACCGCCTTCGATATGGTCTTTTAAAGGTGCTTTTAAATGCCCTTTATATTCGCCTTCCTGATAAACGTTCCCACTCCTACCGCTTTCGCTATTTGGGTGCGTGTTTATGTATATCGTAACTCCAAACTTATTGCAAAAATCACGGCAAGTATTTAAGAAATTGTAATTGCTTTGAAAATCCATTTGCCTATCCAATCCCGTAAATGGGTCAATCAATGCTACATTGCATTCGCTTTGTTCAAACAACTTCAATAGTTCATTTGGTTTGTATAATTCTTTATTGCTTATGAATTTAAATTGTTGCTCAAGTATTGTAACACCCGTTTGAATTTGTTGGTATGTTAAATCTTTAAATTTTATTCCGTAGTACATTTGTAGTAAATCACGAAGTATTGTAGCTTTCTTGTTTTCACCGCTCCAAATGCAAAACTTTAAATCGTGTTTAAGTGCCAACGTTAAAAAATACCAATTTATCCAATACGTCTTACCAACGTTATCGTGTCCAAGAATGATGTTTAGTTGATTAGGTTTAAAACGAATGTACTCATCTAAATCACAATCAATTTTTAATCCGTCTTTTATTTTGCCGTCTTTATAATCGAGCAAGTATTGTAAGCAGTCGCCTTCTTTTGTTATCATTTGTTAGGTTTTAGGAATCCGAGTTTAATTGCTTTTAGTTCTTCAGGTGCAATACCTTCGGTTTCATATTGTTTTGGGTTTCTACTATACCAAATTGATAATCTTTGTTTGATACCAAAAGTTTTTTCCTTTTCAAATCTAAGTTTTTTATCCTTTTCTCCGTGTTCACTCCAGTAATTAAAAAAGTCTCGTAACATTTGTTTTGGATATTCATCTACATATTTAGTAAGTGAATCGTAAAACTTGATTTTACGTTCTTCTATATTTATATTCTTATTTACATTATCATTTACATTTACATTTACATTGTTATTAGCTTCAGCTTTGCTTTCGTTTTGCTTATTTTTTGCTTCGGTTTTGCTTTCGTTTAGTTTTGTTTTTGGTTTTTTACCATTCTCAAAACGCTTAATATTTGCGTCTAATTGTGGTCTGATAAGAATAAATAACGCTTTAGCCACATTATCAGTAAATTCAGGTTCTTTAAAGTCAAGCGCATATTTAAAAATAGCGTCATATACTTCAGCTTTAATTATTGGCGACATACCTTCAACACTTTCGTAAAAGCTGCGGTAAAAAATCATTGAATCACGTTCCATTTGTTGTTGTATAAAATAAAAAACGCCTTTAGACTTTCGGGGAGCAGCCCTAATCATCTAAAGACGTTCAATAATGTTTTTATAAGTTCCTGCTCGAACCATTACAAATATAATAAATTATTCTATTAATTCGTCAATATTTTCCCTTTCAGGTTCCCAAGCCATTGAAAAATCTTTATCTGAAAACATTTCTATTAATCCGCTAATTTGTGATAATCTTAAAACTTCATCTCTATCCATTCCAAGCTCTTTGCATATTTTTTCATCTGACCAATTACGTCTTTTTAAATCAACTACAATATCAGACATTGATTCAACTTTGTGCTTTCCTCTTGCCCTATTGTGACGAATTGTTGAAGCTACTCTATCATTTTGACCTTTTTGAGATTCTCTAATTGTAACTACAGGTAAATATCCCTTAACTCGTTCTTGAATATCTATACATTCTTTTCCTACTCTATTTCTATGAAATCCATCTATTACTTCTCTTGTTCCGTCATTGTTATCCATTGAAACAATAGGCTGTGTATATCCATCATTTGAAATTGAAAGTCTTAATAATTCCATTTCAGGTGGTGCAACTGAATTTGGGTTATAATCATTAGCAAAAACAGTTTCGTTTTTAACCCATATAACACAATCTACAGGCTCTGTTTTAAATGGTGAAATTTCGTGTAATGCTAATTTAATTTCATTAATTGCATTTACTTTATTATCTAAATCCATATTAGATAATTCATTAATTAATTCATTGATTTTTGTTTTCATAATTGTTAATTTAAAAATTTACTTTCTACTCTTTGACGTTTTTTTAATTCTAAATACTTTTGATATGCTTCAGTTTTATGCTGAGTAAATCCAAGACCTTTGCACCAAAAATCATTTCTTAATAAAGATTTACAAACTCTTCTCCAGCTTGGTGCTAATTTTTGCGATTCTAATAAATATGGCGCTTCATCGGGTATACCTAAATCATATCCTCTTTCTTTCCACCATTTTTCAAAAGTGTAAATTTTGTTTAAATAATGTTCTTTAGTTTTTTCAGGAATACTATTTAAAAATAATTCAGCAAATGATTTCCACGTATGGTTTTTAGGTTTTGTTATTTTATTATAACCAGTTATTGAACCGCTTTCATTAATGTATAAAGCTCCTGAATTTGCTCCATTGACTCTTGCTACGACTTTTGCCCAAGTTTCAGGCTCGATTAAATGAAATAACCATAAACCTCTTCTTTGGTCATCACCATATGGTTGACATATTCTTTGTTGGTGAATTGACAAACCTGCTTTAAACATTAATTCATATAATTGATTATATCTTTTATTTTGATTTTTAGCGTGATAAATCCAAATATCTTCAGTAGTCCAATCATAAATAGGATATAAATTATATACATTATCAGTTATTTTAGTTGTATAACATTTGTTTTGGAAAGTTTCTTTTTTATTAGATGAAATAGTTCTATATCTATTTAATGATTCATCCGAACGAATACCCACTAAACAAGCTGTTTTTTTGCCTTGAGAATACCATTCACCAAATTCGGGAACAAATTCTTCAAATTCCATTCCATCCCTAAAAAAATCAAAATAATTTATATCAGTTATTGATTTTTGATTTGGAATTCTTATCCAATTATCTTCTTGTTCCGTATCCCAGCATTTCCAAAATGGTTCATAAACTGAAACAGCGTTTCTCAAATGTATAGGTAAACATACCCAATATAAATCTATATATTCTTTATATTCTTCTATACAAGATTCAATGTGTTCAATAGTCATTTTATATTGACCTTCTAAGTCAACAATTAATAAACCTATTTTAATATTTCTTTTTTTGCATTCATCCATTACTAAATGAAGCATAACAGTTGAATCTTTACCTGCACTAAAACTTAAATATATTCTTTCAAAATTATTAAAAGTAAAATCTATTCGTTCTTTTGCGGCTTCTAAAACATTTTTATTTAATCTAAATTTAGGCATAATTGTATTCTTTTATTGTTTATAATCCATTTGTTTAAAACATCATTAGCATTTTTATTTGCTCTATCCTGAATTTTATTATCTAACAAATTCCATATTTCCATTGTAATTGTTGAAGGTATGTTAGCATAAATACAACAGGCTCCTTGTCCAATGTAAGCGATTTTATTTAATGAAGGGTTAGTAAAATTATGTTCGCAAGAATATTTCCATTCATTTATAACTTTATACATATATTCTAAAGTTAATTTTTCTGAATTAAACATTTCAATTCCTTTTTGAATTAATATTTTTTTTTCTTCTCCACTGCAATTATTATAAAATCCTGCTTTATAATCTTCCCATTTCCAATACGGATGATAAATCCTCATAACTTAAAATTTAATAAATAAAAAAACCCCTTGAAATCCTGTGCATCCTACCTCACATTCATTCAAAGGGTCAATAATACCTTACGAGTTTATAATGTAGGATGAACTCGAAAACAAATATACAAATTATTTTTTAATCTGATTCGAAATTCTTGTAATAATTATTTGATATGTTAACACGGATTCTCCACCGCTTTATTTTACGGTAGTCAATCTTTTGTTTAGGGTTGTAGATTATAAAGGTCATAGCTTTTCAATTTCGTTTACTACAGTTTTCCAGTACTTTATACGTTCTACGTCCAACGTTTCTCTAATCATGGAATGAGATAAATATATTGCGCATTCTTTTGCTTTCTTGTAATCTCTTAAATTCAATTCAATAAAGAAGTGTTGAACTAAACTGAATGCTTCGTCTTTTGGTATCATAGGTTAGATTTTATTGTTATTACGTCTTTATTTACTACAAAGTTTCTCGTCTTTTTGTACTCCTGCATAAATTGTAGGTAGCGTTTCGCACCATTGCAATCGTGAACATCGCTTTCAAAGTATTCTTTACCTTGCATTAATTCCTCTTTTAGTCTATCGATTATTGATTCTAAAACATCGAAGTTAGTATACTCAAAAACTATCGTTACTTTTTTAGCTTTCATTTTTAATTCTTTTATGTTTTCCTGTTCTTAATATATCGCAGTAATTGATCCCGTGTTTTTGTGCGTACTTCAAAACATACTCTTCGCAATATTCCAACACGGACGAAGTATAAAGATATTTATCGTTAATACTTACAATGTAATTAACGTAAGTGTTACCCTTGTACGCCTGAGTTATTTTTCTTATCCACCTATATTTCATATAAAAAAAGGTCTTATTGTTAAGATACCAACTACAAACCCAGTGCTGAATGCTGTAGCTATCCAAATTCTTTGTTTAAATGTTTTTACTTCAATTGTAAAATGATTTAACGGCAAACATAAAAACGGATTAACAAAAGCCATTAAAACCATTCCGAACCAATTATGGTTCATTAAATATTTAAATCCTGCTATACTATTTGCTTCTAATACAATTGCTGAAACAAACACTATTAATAATTTCCACCATTCTATTTTCATATCAATTTTTTTGTAAGTTCATAAAGTTCTCTCGTTTCTTGTTCTGCCCAAGTAATCATTTCTTCTTCAAGTTCAATATCTTCATTAAACCTATTAAAAGAAACGTGCATTAATTCGTGGAATAAATTACAAATCAAATCTAATTCACTATTGCACCTATTCAAGTTAATAAAACAGAACATTCTATCCGTTAATTTATATTCACCTTCGTGCGGGATATGGTTCGCCCATCCGCAAATATAACTACCTTCCTTCGTGTTTGGGTGCTTTCTGCAATCTGTTAAATTTAAACCGTGCATTTCTTCAACTCCGTAATATGTAAAAATGGAACACGGGTCTACATTCATTAACAAATCGTAACTGTCTCTATCTATCACCAACATAACCCCAGTTTTTATTTTCTTCATTCCACCTAACATTATAGGCTTTGGCTTCACAAACTCTTAAATAATGTTGCATATCTAAACGACCCGTGTTTTTCTTCTTTTGGTCGTGCCAATAGTTGATTATTTCAATCAAAGTTGGCTTCGTGTTTTTAGCCGTTCTCATCGCATTAAAATTAAAAGTGATATAAGTAGTCCAAACGTGC